ACTATGAACCGCTCGTAAACTTGCATACCAACGGCGCAAGGGTTTTGCAAAGTCTTGGCTGCGAAAGTGTTTTCGAATTCGGCTCAGGACTTGGATTCTTTTTATCCGCCTGCCAGCGCGTGGGCTTGTATAAACACGTTGGGTATGACATTAACCCGTATGAAAGGGAATTTGCAATAAGCAAGGGAATTAAGCCAATGAATTATATATTGGCTAATGGAGAATTAATTTTAATTGGGAGTTACGATGCCATTTATTCGACTGAAGTATTTGAACATATGACGGACGAACAAATTGAAGAAGTTATGCCTATCCTTTCTCAGGTGTGTAATAAGTATTTTTATTTCACCAGTACGCCTTATGCCTCAGCCGATCCAGCGTTCGACATTGAATGGGGACATATCAACTTGAAACAAAAAGACGCATGGGTTGCCATGTTTGCAAGGCACGGTTTTGACTTGCTGAGGGAAGCAAGGGAGGTGACGCCGTGGGGGCTTTTGTTCGTAAAACGGGAGAAAAGGTAAGGGGTATAGGAAATTATATTAAGGCAGCATTGGACAAGGTTTTGACATACCAAACCCCACCAGCCGTGGTAAAATACATGGAAATGCAAAGCGCACTGGGGAATCCGCCATGGAAAAAAAGAGGGGAAAGTAATTAATATTTTGTATATTTACATATCCTTCGGACGGAGTGCAGCCCATTCAAAGGATATTGAAACAAACTATTTTTTTGTTTCATTTACGCCCAATAGCTGCACCTGTTGGGCGTTCTCATTTTTATAACTCATGAAAGAAATTCAGTTAACACAGGGGAAAGTCGCATTGGTAGATGATGACATGTACGATTATTTAATACAATGGAAATGGTATGCAAATAATCTATCTGGTAAATTTTATGCCATTAGAAATCATCGTGAAAATAAAAAATTTGTTGCACAATTATTAATGCACAGATTTATTATGAATCCATCAAAAGGATTAGTTGTTGATCATTTAAATGGCAACACATTAGATAATAGGAAATGTAATTTAAGAGTTTGCACTTATTCCCAAAATAGTATGAATAGGATTAAACAAATTAACAATAATTCAGGATATAAGGGTGTTAGTTGGCACAAAAATCATAAAATTTATGAATCAAGAATAATGAGTAATGGCGTAAATATTCATATTGGAAGTTTTGAAAATATAATAGATGCCGCCCGTGCATACAACGAAGCCGCAATTAAGTATCATGGTGAATTTGCTAATTTAAATAAAATAGATTAAAATGAGATACACAATATCAATAGACCAAACACATAGCATAGAATGGAATTTAAGCCTGAGCGAAGCCGCCTTGTTTAGTTTCATTTATTCCCTTCCAGCCTGGGCTGAACAAATACACGTCAACGGGCAAACGTGGTTCTTTGCAAGTAGGAATAAAGCCATTGATGAAATGCCTATTATAACAGATAAAGCGGACACAATTTATAGGCTTTATAAGTCATTACAATTAAAAGGGGTTATTGATTGGCAGAAATTCGGTGAAAAAGATTGCATCATGATAACAGAAAAAGGCAAACTTTGGAACAGTGCTAAAACAAACCTCGGAAATAAATCCGACTTACCTCGGAAAAAAATCCGAAGAAACACGGAAATAAATCCGACATATAATAATACAAAGAATAATAGTACAATAGATAATATTATAGATATAAATACTAATGTATTTATGACAAACGAAGAAAATGAATTTATTGATTTTACAAAAGTTACAAGTGAACCAAAGGCAAAACTAAACCCGTTTACCTTAGTTTCCCTTGTTGAAAAAGAAAAAGAAAAAAGCAGGCGAAAAAAAGAAAAAGAAAATGAACCCCGAGCCGACCGCCAGCCCTCCCCCACTTACGCCGCCTTCACCGTGTTTTGCCAAACGTTTGAAGCGTTATCGGGTGCCGCGTATCCAACCGACCAGAACGGACATTACATAATGATGCCAAAAGATGCAGGGCAAATGAAAAACCTTATGCAATACATTGACAAAATAGATAAGCAGGGCAATAGCCTTGAGGCATTGAAGGTGTTTATCCAAGCCGCGTGGTCATTGAATGACAAATGGCTGAGGGCAAATTTCACAATAGCCAACCTTTACTCCCAAGCTTCAAAGATATTTACCGCGTATCAAACGACAAGCCCAGCCGCAAAGGACAAGGCGTATAATGATAGATTAGCAGAACTTTTAGCCGAAAGAATGGCAAAGTTTGAAGATTAAAAAAAACAAAGAACATGATTCAAGTAAGTTTTTCGGGGGGGCGTTCCTCGGCAATGATGGCAAAGATTATGATTGATAATTATCCAAAAGATGAATTGATTTTTACTTTTGCCAACACGGGCAAAGAGATGCCTGAAACATTGGACTTTGTAAACGCGTGCGATTTGGCTTGGAATTTAAATGTAGTTTGGATTGAATTTTGTCCAGAAGAAAAATTTAAGATTGTAAATTATGAAACGGCTTCACGGGATGGCAAACCTTTTGAACAGTTGATTGAAAAAAGAAATTATTTGCCTAACAGGGTGACAAGGTTTTGCACGAGCGATTTAAAAATTAAACCAATGTCAAAGTATTTACAAAGTTTAGGTTTTGTAGAGTGGGACGCGGCTGTAGGAATAAGAAAGGATGAACCTAACCGATACTATAAAATGAAAAACAAGGTAAAAAAAGATAGATGGGAATATTTATTTCCATTATGGGATTTTAACATAACAAAGCAAGATGTTTTAAATTTTTGGAAACAACAAGACTTTGATTTAAATATTCATAGCGAGCATGGAAATTGCGACTTTTGCTTTCTTAAAGGATTAAAAAAGAAAGTAGCACAAGCACATTTAATGCCCGAACGCTTACAATGGTGGATTGATATGGAGGCAAAAATAGGTAGTAAATTTCATTCAGATTTTTCAATGACTACTTTAAAACATTTAGCATTAAATCCACAATTATTTGATGAACCTAATATTGATTGTTTTTGTGGAGATTAATAATGAAACAAACCAAAATTACTTTTAAATTAAAACCAATAATTATGAACAAAACACCAAAAGAAAAAGCAAAAGAACTTTTTGACCAGTACTATTTCCTTATTTTAAATATTGGCGGAGAATTAGGGCAGGAAATAATTGTTTCTATGTTAGCAAAGAATTGCGCTTTGTTTGCAATAATTGAAATTTTAGAAATTAAATCAGTAGATAAAGATTTTGATTTATCTGATTACTGGCAAGAAGTTGAACGCGAAATTTATAACTTATAAAAACCAAACCATTATGAACAATTTACCAATGATTGCAAATCGCGTGGAAGAGAAAATACAAGACGTGCAGCTTGTAATTCAGAACCGCGAATTAAGGATTTTTAAAACAGGGGCAAAGGAAGCCATCCCCAAGATTGCCCAAACCTTAAGCCAACTGCTCCCCGTGTATGGCATTGAACCAAAGCCCGAACACTTGATAGAGGTTACCGAATTTATTTCAAATTACAAGTTGCTTGCCGTCGATGAAATTAAACTTGCTTTTGAAAAGTTTGCGAAACAAGAACTTGATATTAATGACCACAAATTATATGGCAAAGTTGACCTTCATGCCATTGGGCGAATAATAACCGCGTACATCACCTGGAGGCAAAAGATATACTTTGCCATGGATTCCGATTTGCAAGCAAAGAAAGAAGAAGAAGATCGCATGAAACGCCTAAGCAAAGTGGCTGAGGAATATGATAAGGACTTTGATAATAAGCTGAAAAACTTTCAAAAGCCATTGGAAGAAATACCCGTGTTTTGGTACGACGAATGCGTGAAACGTGGATATATCAATGAATGGGGCGAAGGGGAAAAGGAAGCCTTGTGGGCTGAGGCGCAGGAAATGGCAAAGAACGAAAAGCCAGATTCAGATAATATGATTGATAGAAAGAACCATTTTCGAAAAATTGAAGAAGGAAATATGCCACGCGCCCGCGCAATTGCTTACAAGTTAGCCGTATGGCGCAAGGTGTTACTAAGATAAGTTTCATAATTTGGTTTTGTTTTGGTGGGGCATAGAAATTATGCCTCACTTTTTTTTTAATTTATTTTTGTAAATATTTTTTTATTCAAATAATTATATTTAAATTTACGTATTGAAAATAACAAAAACCAATTATCATGATGACAATGACTGAATTAAGAAACCACTTTGACAAGGTTCACGAATTAGTATGCGATGCTTCTTTTGTAAAAACTGTTTACCACGCGGTAAAATCTCAGGGTTGCACCGACGAAGAATGGGAGGCAAACAAAATGCCAATCGTTGCAAGAATGGCAAATGAGTACCTAAACAAGTTAGACCAGGATATTAAAAAAGTTCAAGAATCATGGAGCTAATCACTCCATTTTTCCACATTTAAAAACTTACCAAATGAATGTTACAAAATACACCTGCAAATGTACCCTCGATAAAAAGAAAGGTCACTTTGTACACGTTATCTTCTCCCACGGCTTCGGCTTGTACGGACAAACGTCTCCTCATTCCCCTGAGGATAACATCGAGATCCACGGCTGGACATTTGAGCCGCATGACATTGACCTTGAGTTATACCCAAAAATCAACCGTTACAATCTCATGCCTCTTGTGGCTGAGAATGAAATGGACTGGGTAATTATAAATAATTAATCACTTTAAAAACAAACCAAAGATGAACAATTCATTAGAGCAAGCAAACAATCTTCTAAATTATTACGAAGAAACCGTTATTAAACTTAGACAAGAAATCAACAAGTTAAGCATTGATAGCCAGAATGATTGGCTTATGTCTTTAGATATGTATATGTATTCGCTGAGATATACATTTAAATTAGTTGATTCTTACAAAGTAACGCCGATACAATTTTACAAAGACGAGGTTATTGAAATGATGCACAAATTTGAAAAGCACGCGGCAAATAACAAAAATTCAAGAATGTTTAATTTGAATATTAGCATTATTGAATATTGCGGAAATGCTATTAAGGAAATGGAAAAAATACCAACGAAATGATTACGATTCAAGAATTTGCACTAAAAGTCTCATTAAGTGTTTGCCCTGACTACGTTGTTGAACCATTTAGATTAAAAAAATGGTGGAGAGATAAAGGGGCGAGGGAACTTGAAAAATACTTTTTCGCAGGATACATAGTTAATTACGATCAGGAAATAGACTGGAAGGCAATAAGTGACCATAAAAAACAAATGTGGTACGATTCTCAAAATTTTCAAATTCAAGCAGGAAATGAATATTCTAAAAGGCAAGGTTAAATATACCGCGGGCAAAGTGTTTGAGGGTCAATACGGACCTTCCATTAACGCCGTCATTACATTGGACAATGGCACAGAGGCGCGCGTTTACGGGAAAGCCGACGACGAAAAATTGAAGGCATTAAAAAAAGACGATGCCGTTACCGTTATCCACGACGGCAAAAGTTACAAAGTCGCATTCGATATGCTCACAGCGAACGAAATACCCGAAAAGGTACAAACACCCACCGAAGGCGCAAACGTGCAGCAGGCGGCAAATGTACCGCCTAAAAGCAACGGTAAAATGACACACGACGAAATAACGGAGAAAGCAACCCTTATGACTTCGGTTTACGCCGACATATTTCACCAGTTGCAAGCTTCGGGACTTGAGCCTGCCCATGCACAACCTGCCGCCGCCACGATATTTATTCAATTAGGAAAATATTTTTAATCAATTTGGTACGTTTTTTCCCCAGCCTGAAATATGGCTGGGGTTTTACCGCGCCGAAAAACAAAAGAAAGATGGAAAACCAAGAAGAAAAGGAATTAAATAACACTTATCAACAGAGTGTTGATGTTTATATTACATTAGACAACGGTACTGAGTATCGCGTTTTCAAAAAGGCAGATCCTGTACAAATGGAAAACCAAGAAGAAAAAGAAACGTCGATTGAATACTTTTATGACAAGGTATTAGACGCTTCCGAGTTTTACGAAAGCGAATACCAAGCCATTGTCGATGCTTTGAATGAGGCAAAGAAAATGTATGCTGAGGAAATTATGAACGCCTATAAAGACGGTTGGATAAGAGGTGCTGAAGTATTTTTTAAACCTAATGAAAATAAATAACCATGCTCCTTCCAAAAAAATACATATCAGTCAGCCAAATTAATCTTTGGTACAGTGACCGCCAAAAGTATATCAACCGTTACTTTTTAAACCTTCCCGAAGAACCATCCATTTACATGGACTTTGGCAAACGCTTTGCCGAGGATACGGAGGCGTTTATCAAAAACGGTATAATCATGGAGACCTTTCCAGATTTTTACATTGACAAAATACAAGGCTTCAAAGGTCTTGAGGCTGAGAAACCGATAAGTCTGAGTATAAACGACATTCAAGTCGTTGGTTACATTGATGCGTGGGACAGGGAAAACAACCGCGTTATTGACTTTAAAACCTCAGGGAAACCGTGGACAATGCACACGTTGCACAATAGCCTTCAAATGAAAGTTTACGCGCTGGCAATGTTTGTAAATGGGGACACGATCCCCGAAAGCCAAATCAACTGGCTGGGAACAAAGATGACCAAAAACGGCTTATCTTTTACGGGCGAAAGTTATGAATTAAACCATACCTTTGAAATGGATGACTTACTGAAAGCCATTGTTTTAATTGAGCAGACTTGTAAAGAAATAAGTGAGTACTACAAAAGATTTTTAAATGAATGAGAAAAACGAAACAAGGGGTTTAAGGTTCAATGATGAAAAAATCAGATACGACCTCATTCCCCCGTTGGCTCACCGTGAATGCGCCAAAGTTTGGACAAAGGGACTTGATAAATATCCCGCTGGAAATTGGGAAAAGGGTATGCCATGGAGCGAGGTGATTGCCTCCGCCTTGCGTCACTTGGAAGCCATTCGCCTGGGTGAGGACATTGACCCAGAAAGCGGTTGCCTTCATGCGGCACACCTGCAATGCAACGCGCAAATGCTGACTGAATATTATTTTACAAAAAAAGAATTTGATAACAGGAAAAAATACGACAAATGATTTTAACCGACAAAACCATCATTGACGAAATCACCGAAGGTAACATCGTTATTGAGCCGTTTAACCCTGAGAACCTTGGCACCAATAGTTACGATTTAACTTTGTCAAATACCTTGGTTCTTTACACGGAGCGCGTATTGGATGTGCGCAAGAAAAACCCATCCGCACCCATGATTATTTTCGATGAAGGATTGATTCTCCAGCCCGGCATTGTTTACCTTGCTTCCACGGTGGAATACACGGAGACCATCAAGCACGTGCCAATTATCCAGGGCAAAAGTTCGCTTGGAAGGCTCGGTTTATTCGTACACGTTACCGCAGGATTTGGCGACGTTGGATTCAAAGGTCATTGGACGCTTGAGCTTTTGACGGTTCAGCCGTTGAAGATTTACCCAAACATGAAAATCGCTCAGCTTACTTATCAAGATATTTCGGAGATGCCAAATATTTCGTATGATAAAAAACAAGATGCAAAGTATTCAAATCAGGGGAAAGATCCAGTTGCCTCAAAGAATTATTTAAATAAGCAGCCATGACAGACGAAGAAAGGGAAGCAATAAAAAGATTAAAATATAAAGAATATTGCTTAAGAATGTTACCTTATCAAAAGAAAAAAAAATCTGAACAAAGCCTTGCTTATTATTATAGAAATGCTGAAAAAATTTCAATAAAAAGAAAAGAGGCAAGAAAACAAAATAAAAGCCATGACAGATGAAGAAAGGGAAAAATTAAGGACATACAACCGTGAATATTACCGCAAAATGCCAGCCTTCCAAAAGGATAAAAGAAGGGAGGCAACGCGCATCAGGAACAAGGACAATTACTGGAAGTTGACGGACGAAGAAAGGCAAATAAGGAAAGACAAAAGCCGAGCATATTATTACGCGAACATTGAGGCATCACTAATCAAAGCAAAAGAATATCGTGAACGAAAGTTAAAAAGTAAATATGAGTGACGAAGAAAAGAAAGCCCGTAAATCGGAATATATGAAGGCATATTATTTAAATATGTCACCCTATCAAAAAGAAAGAAAGCGTTTAAAAAATTTGGAAAACAAGAAAAAAAGGTATCATGAAAACAAAAGAGAAAAGCCAGAGTTGTTATACGACAAACACAAAAGATTTAGGCTTAAAAATGCTGAAAAGATAAAAGCCTACCAAAAAGAATATCGTTTAAAACAAAAAGAAAAGAAAAATCATGATGACTGAAAGGGAAAGAGAAAAATTGATTAAAGACCTTGCCAACATCTTCGTTGTCGCTGGAGGCATTGTAACCTTGGCGTTTGCTATTTACTTTATTGTTGACCTTGTAAAAAAATGGTACTCATGAGTAAATTTGAAATAAAGTACAATGACAAACGAATGATCATTGAAGCGGAAAACATGGAAAAGGCTTTGGAACAATTTAAGGAATTAAAAATCGATGTCAAAAACTTCGAGATAAGTATTTCAAAGTTTGGAGAATACAGGAAATAAATGTGAAGTAGTAAGTTGTTAAAGTGTTCTTTTGTGTCCGTGTCCTTCGATGCGGACATTTTTTTTTATTTATTTTTGTAAATATTTTTTTATTCAAATAATTAATATTAAATTTACGTAACAAAACAACCAATTATGAAAGTAAATGAAGTAAAAGTCCAGTATTCTAAAAAAATAGTTGGCAAAGTATCAAATAGTCAGACGTCTGTTGATTACTGTAAAAGTATTCCAGAATTTGAAAACAGAATGGAATATCAGGAAGTTTTTGCTGCTATATATATAGATCATGCCAATAACATTCTTTGTCATCAAATTATAGGAATCGGCGCAATAGCAGGAGCAATAGCAGATATTAGAATAATAATGTCAACCGCCTTAAAGACATTGTCAAGTAAAATAATTTTGTGCCACAATCATCCGTCAGGAAATTTAAAACCTTCGGATGCTGACATTAATTTGACTAAACAAATAAAAAAGGCTGCTTTATTATTTCAAATAGAAGTTATCGACCATATTATTTTAACAAAAGAATCTTATTATTCTTTTGCTGACAACTGTATTTTATAATCATTAAAAAACCAATTATGGAAACCACAATTTTTGCAGTTATGTACTTTGGCAACGCCAAAAGATACCAAGATTTAAATTACGAAATCGAAGCCTTTACCAAGCGCGAAGCCGTTGAAAAGTTTTACGAAAAGATGCGCAATGAGGATTATTTCCCTGAGGACGAATTTGTTTACGGTGGACTTATTCGAGATTGTGACGGCAATGTAATTGCAGAACCAGGCAGCGAAACCATGGAATACGACGGTGGATATTTTTACGCTGAACCAGTAATCCAATAACCATGAAATTATATAACAATTTTCAAAAAGAAGTACAAAAATTTCCAATTATTGCTGGTATGCGATTAGACGGAAAAGGCAACAATAAATTAAAAATTGTTGGTTATAGATGGGTTGAATTTACGTATGATGTTAATCCTGAAGTTGCAGACGATAAATTAATTGTTGAAGAAAAAATAATTAAAAAGACATTTTTATGAAAGACAAAATCATTGATTATGTACCTCAAAACAAGCGCCTTCCGTACCAAGTTGCCGCAGGTGTTGGCGTTGCCTTCGTGGTTGGGTTGATTTATTCCCCGATCAATACCCAATATCAATATACCTCATTCGTTCCCATCATTGAGAGGGACACCGTGTATGTTCACAAAATTACCACGCTTACATTTCCTGCAAAGGAAGAAAAAGGCGAAGTCAACGAATTGGCTTATGGCTCACGTTCATACGGCTGGGAAATACGAAAAATGAATATACATGAATTAAGGCGAAATCTGGAAGGCAAAGGATTCAGAAACCTTGACAAAATTGACTTATTTAAAATGCGTCGTATATGGCTTGCGTATTCATACGAATCAATGTTAATGAATGTACATCACCTGACCGACTTCCCAGTGTCCATGATCTATTCATTTTTCATTATTGAGGCGACGACTTCAGGCGTTGAAACCGAACTTTGGCGCAAGCACGCCAACGCTGGAGGCGTGAAGGCTTTGAAAAATCAAAAGTCCGTAACTTACAAAACACGGGAGGTCATTCGCGGACGTGACAAATACATTCGCGCCAAGTTCATGAGTGCAAGTACCACGGAAGAAGGGATGAAGCTTTGGGCAGGCGTTTTAAATTCTGGAAGGTACGCCGCCTGTAAAAAGGCAAATTACAAGTTGAAAGGCATAAGGTTGTACGAAAGCATTTGTAAATGCGTGTACAAATCAGGGTATCACACGGACAGGGATTACAAGTTTCGCGCCTCGTTAATGGCTGAGTTCTGGGAGTTGAAAAAGAACCATTACCCATTGAAAGGCAAAAGAGACGAATTTTAAATTATTTTGTATTTATTTTTGTAAATATTTTTTTGTTTAAATATTACTTTGTATATTTACATATCGAAAGAAACAAACGATATTTCACACAACAAAAACAAAACAAAATGACAGCTTTAAATTACTCAGCACCAAAAAATGAATTAAGATCTTCTTTAAAGTCTTTAATGACTGTAAAAAATGACAAGCCAGTTATCTTCAAAAAAACTGCAAATAAATTTTTTGCAGAAAATGGCATTGAATTACAAGACGCTCCAATGGTTATCGTAAAAAATGGCATTTATTATCACTTGAACCACACATGTTACAATGGCTATAAGGGAAGAAAAATCGAAAATGCTTGGTACGCTCCAATAGTTGACGTACAGGAAGAAGTGGCATCTGCGCCACTATCTGCAAAAGAGGTTTTTAACTCAATCAATTTTATTAACCCAACAAAAAATCATGTTAGTTCTGTTGGCTCTTATGTAAGTGAGGCAAGATTAGAAGCAATTGCAACAAAAGTAAATGAAATCAAATCTTACCTTCCTGAAGGATCTTTGGCTCTAAATATTTTAACAAGCCAGTCAACATTCACAGATAAGCAACTTTGGGTTATTGCTTATGCGCTTGTAAAAACAAGCTACCGTCCATCTGCAACAAAGAAAGCAGATAAAAACGAATTGCCAACACGCCGCTTAAAATACGTTGACGGCAAATTTTTCACCGAAGAAATTGTTTACGCTTAATAATTGTTTTCACAGGGCAGCGCCCCCCCCAGCTGCCCTTATTTTTTACACACAACAAAAAACAAATTAATCATGGAAAAAAATTTCAACAATTTACAATTCAAATGGACATTTGAATCAATTTCGGATAACATTCCCACAATTATGCTTTTAACAATCGTTTTAACTTATGGCATTAACGCCTACCTTACCGCTATCTTTTTACCCATTGACTTTTGGCTTGCGATCATTGCTGCCAGTATCCTTCAACTCGGACGCTTTGCCGTTGTTTTCATGGACTTCCTGAACCCCACCAAAGGGCGAAGTACCTACCCTCCAAAGATTGCACTGGGCGCGACGCTTGTCGCATTGGTTGAAATCTTTTTCGGGTTGCAGGAAAAGTACGAAGGCGGCGAATTTATCACCATGTTTCTTTTCGTTGGAACCATCATTGTTTTCGGTTACCTTCTTGAAATCAACTTTGTTGACAAGGGCGTGGAGGCATACGGAATCAACGCACCTGAGCCAAAGCCAAAGCGTAAAAGGAAACCACGCGTAAAGGTTGAGGCAAAAGAAAACAATGAAACCACGGGAACGGCAAAAAACTTTGTATCTTCATTTAAAACAATAACTTTATAATCATGATAAAAGAATTTGTAAATTATGAAATGGCTTTAGCACTTAAGGAATTGGGATTTGATGAACCTTGTTTTACCTATTATTACAATGTTACAGGTAAATTAAGAACAAATTTATCTATAGATATAGATAATGATATGAATTATATGCTTAACAAAAAATTAGGAATTACTTTAGCTCCGACATTTTCACAAGCATTTAGATTTTTTAGGGAAAAATACAAATTGGAAGGCGTAATTTATATGCTTAATTTTAAATGGGCTTCTCAAGTTTTTAATATTGAAACAAGTACATATTGTTTTGTACCTGAATTGTTTGAAACTTACGAAGAAGCTGAAATTAATAGTTTGCAAAAAATGATTAAAATGTTTAAAAACAAATGAGGACACTCATAGGCGTTGACCCAGCATTAAGATTAAGCGGCATGGCGGTTTGCATTATTGCAGACCGCACCATGATTTTTAGAAAGTATAAAAGGTTTGCTGATTTCATCGGAGACGTTATAACCTGGGTGGCATACGAAAACCCCATTGTTATAGTGGAAGATTCAAGCCTCCAGAATCTGACTTTTAATAATTCAACAAACCGCGCAATCCTTTCCCGTTTGTCCCGAAATGTTGGCATGAACCAAGCCGCTTCGCGAATAGCTTACGAATGGATAAAGGAACATGACATTGAAGCGTATAATATTAGCCCTGAGGCAAAGGGTAAAAAGTTTAATAAAGACATATTTATGAAAGTTGTCGCAAGTGAGCGATTGAAATTTGAACCAGATTTTAAACCAGCCAAAATAAGTCAAGACGAAATCGACGCTTTTTTTCTTGCTTTAATGGCTAAAAATTATATGAAGCATGGAAAATAAAGAGACAAAACCAAATGAACCAATTAATATAGTGGAATATAATAATAATTATACATCTACAGGATTTACAAAACGTGAATACTTTGCAGCTATGGCTTTACAAGGGTTGTTGGCAAAGTTTGGTAGTGATAATCAAGTGCAAATTACAAAGGACGCTATTTATTGGGCAGACGCTTTAATTGATGAACTAAACAAAACAAAGACAAATGAAAAATAACGAATTAACAGACGGCTTAACCAATGAACAATGGAAGGAGGCGCAAAGATGTTTTAACGCCCGTCCAAAGCCTGTCCGCTTTGCCGACACGGTAAATAGCAAACAATCCGTAATAAATTTTTACTTGAATCCTTTGATTCCTGAGACGATGCCCGCTTATCAGTCAATGAATAAGGAAAGAATGGTAAGCATTTGTTACCAACTTTACCACTCGAAGGAAACCGAGACTTTAAAAGAATCAGCCGCAAGGCTTATAAAGCTTATAATTGATTGATTACTAATTTGTTGAATTGTTGATGTGTATATCGGGGCTGGCATTTGAACCAGCCCTTTTTTATTTAAAATATTACCCCCTGCGTTTTCGCATAATCCACGACCGCCCTTGCGTGAGACAAAGCCAACGTGTTTTGAAACACGGGGTCAAACATCATTAAAGCGTCGTGGTAATTTGTAAAGAAGCCATTTTCACTGAGTACCGCTGGCATATTGGTTTGGGTAATAACAAAAAAGCTTTCCTCTTTGTCCTTATCGCCGTCTGTGGTGTCCATGCGATAAACCCATTTAGGAAATGCCTCCTGCACCTCGTTAAAAAGAAATTCCGCATAAATGTCAGACCTTGTTTTCCCCTTGCTCGTAAACACCTCGAATCCCCTTGCATTGGGCGAAGCCGCCGCATTGCCGTGAATGCTGAGGTATAACGAATCTTCGTAATTTTTCGCGTTAATATTTGCTTTCGCCACGCGCTTAGTCAAAGATACATCCAAGACAGGATCGTAAACGCGAACCACGGGAAACCCCCAGTCTATTAAATACTGCTCAATCTTTGCCGCAACGTCACGGTTGAACACGCCCTCAAAGAACCACCCGTAACCATGGAACTTTGCATTGTTATGCTGAGCGCACTTTGAAGGATACGTGGTATAATTGTAAGGTAACTTTTTCTTTGCGTCAATGCCTCCATGACCTGCGTCGATGAAGATGCAAAATTTAGATGCTTTCATATTTTGATATTTTTAAGGGCGATGCAAGTCAATGCACCGCCCTGTAAAACGCATAAGGTAGCGAATCTTGCTGCGCCTATAACTTAAATCCAATCAATGCAAAAGCAGCACTAATCAATGATAACTTTGCAGGCAATTTTACCTCAATTTCCTTTCCAGCACATTCTTTCGATGTCTCCTTTATCTTATCCCAAATGATTTGGGCAAGTTGGATATATTCGCGCCACGTGAACTTAATTTTGTTGTTTTCAAGATGAACTGAAATTTCTTGAGTTAATTCCGCAAAATTAAAACTGTAACAAGCGATGTCGCCCAAAGGTGACTTAACTGTATCAGCCGATTTTAAGGCTTCTTTTAAATTAGTCTGCATATTATTTATTTTAACGATTAAAAAATCTTGTGATTAAAACGCCAAGGTTTACACCAGTAATGCGTTTAATATTTTCCGAAATAGAATAAAGCTCCACCGTCGCAATTAAGAACGCTGCCATATACGTTATGTTGGGAAGGCTAAAGGTATTTCTTGCACCCTCGAAAATAAGGATACCACAAAAATAAACGACTATCTTTTCCATTGTTCGGTAAAGCCCTTTGCTATTTATCTTTTGCTGCTCTTTCCTTGCTGCCAGAATCCCAGTTGCCATGTCGGCAAAAACTACGAAAACGGTAAAAATCAAGAATCCCTTTATTGGTATGAAGAAGGAAAATATCCAGCCGCAACAAATGGCATACGTTATTTTCTCCCATCCAAGGTGCAAAAAGTTGATTAAGGTTGTTTTCATCATTCCTTTTTTATCAGCCTAACATCATTCTCAACTGTGGCAAATCTGCCATTACCAAACTTGTATAAATCATAGCGCACACCATTAAATGAAAAGGTGATTTGATTTGTGAATGTCGAGAGTAACAGGTTTGTTGAAATTGTATATACTTTGCCATTATCAGGATTAAAAATTAA